CTTGCCAGCCTTCGACGTGTTGCGCCAGCCAGCGATCTCGTAAGTCTTACCATCTACAGTGCATTCTCCTTTAATGTTTGGTGCTTTCGGGTTGTCGGTGTTGTTATTGAACAAAACACCTTTCATGTTGTCGTCAAAATCTTGGCTCATAAAGATCTCCTTTTTCTAACTTCTCTTTAAGTTTTCTGTATTCCTGCCATAGAAACGTCGCTTTCGGGTCGTTGTTCCAGTCGGCAGCTATTGCTTTCTCGTATGCCTCTTCAACCATTGGCTGAAGCGGCGATAGTTTGTCATCTATCGTCAGCACTCTTGACCTCCTCCAAGTATTCCCCTGCCTTTTTGACACGAGCTTTGTGATTTGCGACCAGTCGGTGTGCCACATCGGTGTCCTTACCATCCAACACGTTTTCCAAAACCTTCATTGCCCACATGTATTTCACTTGTATCTTGTTAAGCATTAGTCCCACCTATAAAAAATATGACTGTCAATTTTTACTATAAAAGTCTTCTCATGTCTCCACTTAGGATTGACATAATCTGCGTGGTAATGCGTAGCCCCGTCCAAGAAACTGCTGACCCAGCCATTCAGCACGGTGATGGCGTTTTCTTGCGCCTCTTGGAAAGCCCTTCGGTTGAGAGGCTTGTCAGGCTCACCATCACAATACCAGCTAAACTGGCACCGATGCCGCTTCGTGCCGCCTTGATAGATAACCTCGCAAACTTCGTTCGGAAACCTCAAATCTTTGACGCGGTTCATAACCACTTGCCCTACTGCGAGTTGCCCTATTGTGCTCTCGTTTCTTGCTTCGTGGTAGATGTTCATAGCCATGCACATCAATGCTTCGCCTATCATCCCTTGCCACCCATACACGCTAGGTGCTGGCGACCCTTCCATTGCTGGCAGTCTTTATGCGAACCAGAGTTCGGCACAAAGCAAGTCGCTAAAATAGTGCACAAGAAAACTACAACCATTAAGACATAGATTTTGCTTTCGTCATCGCTCATTGATCTTCCTCCCATCTCGTTTCAGTCATCACGAAACCCGAACCTTTGCACTCGCCACAGACATCGATGTCTTGCGCCTCGTTGCAATCGAACCCGAAGCCACCGCACCAGTCACACCGCACATGATTGCGGACAAGATTATTCTTGCCGCTCTCATATCGGATCTTGAAACTTGCGACTTGGGGGTCTCTGAATATTTCCTTTGCGTCAGTCATTGGTCGGCTCCGATTTCTTGAGGGCTTTGTCCGCCGCCCTCAACATGGTCATCTGGTAGTTACACTGATCGAACATGTGAGAGGCAATCACAACCATCGCCCGATTTGGCACAGTGAGCCACCGCTTTGCGAACTCTTTCACTTCTTGCAGTTCGGCTTCATCGTAGCCGCGCAACTCTAGTTTCATATCCTCCAGTAGGTTGAAGACAGTTCGCATCTGCCCCTCAACAAACACCTTCGGATTTTCTTTCTCAAAATCAAACGACATCAAAATCTCTCCTCGTAATAAGTGTCATGGTCATGCGTCTCCTTTGTCACAATGTATCCAATGACGTTAATGAAATGGTGAGGCGGGGCATACAACCACACCTCTGGATCATTTGTCTCTAGGATCGACCAGACATGCGCCTCGTCTACATCCCAATGCTCCATAGCTAGGGAAACTTTTTGGAAAAAGTCTCCCTCATCGTCGCGTAATTCCTCAAACGGGAACTCGGTATTGTCATGATAAGTAGTCATGATCAATAAGCCCCGACCTGATAGGCATCACCGAAGTGATCATCAAGTTTGTCGATCCACCACGGCGGCATCCATTCGTCTGGCTCGTCATAGCCATGATCGAAGTCGGTGTCCTGCGGGATCAGGTTGACCTCCTTGCCTTTCTTGTCTGTCTTCTTGCAGATCTCCATGATCATGTAGTTGTGACAGCCCCACGTTTCGCAGTAGATGTTGAGCCCAAACTCTTTCTCCATGAAATCGGAGACCAGATCTGTCCCGTTCCAGCCATCGCCATCATCGAAACCAAACTTACTGAACGCCTCGCGCCAGTCCCAAACTATTTTCGTATATGCCATGATTTCCTCCTACCAGCTTGCTTGGTAATAGACTTCGCGCCACTCTTTGTCGAAGTCCTCTTCTTCTAGCCACAGCAATGCCTTGCGGATCGCCAGAACGTCTTCGGGTATGCGCTCACGGCACATATCCCGCCACTCCTCGTCATTCTCCCCGAAGAAAAATCCTTCGGTAGCATCCAAGTAGTTCGGGTTCTCCGCCCAGGCCTCCAGCGTCTTGGCAAGTTCTTCCAACCTCTCGCAATCCATAGGGATTTCTTCGCAGTTGTCCTCGCCATCGTCGCTAAAGTTCTCGACGATGAAGCCATGAACCCAATGGTTCTTGCGCCAGTAGAGAACATCTGATGTCACGTGCGAAATCTCAAACACGTCGTCCATCTTCTCTTTCGGCAAAGCGCGAAACTCGTCGCCCGTTCCCTTGTATTGTGTGCGGATAAACTTCCGCGCTTGTAGATACATATCAAGTCCCATAATAATCTCCTATTGGTCTACTGTTTCAATTATGTCCATGCGGAGCCGGTGCGGTAGATAATCAAAGTTCGCCACTTGCGTTACCACCTCGGCTAGTTCCGCGTATGATTGGGCGAGATCCCCGCCCGACCACATATCAACGTCGCCCGTGCAGATCTCGCGCTCATCGTTTATGCGCTCCATGATCATGCCGCCTTGCGACTTGGCGTAAGCCTCAAACCCCTCGATGAGATGCGGATACATCTCGTCATTGTCGAGGTATGCAATCGGAGACATCTTGTCCCCGATCACCAGATACACTGTCAATTCACCTTTCATGATGCTTGCTCCTTTGCTCGTTCGACTGCCGCGTCGATGACTTCCAACGGGGCTTGCACTTCATGAAGCGCGATAATGTTCTCAAGTTTCAGGGCGGTATCTGAGAACTGACGCAGGCGGGTCAAAACCTCTTCCTGCGAATAGCCCCGTTCGAAAGCGTTCTCGCCAAAGGCAATCTCAAAAATCGCTTTAATAAATTCATCGTCCCACATGTGCTTAGTCCTCATCTAAATCACGTAGTTGAAAATCTTTAGCCGCGTCCCAGCCGATATCTTCCTGCAACAATTCTTTCGCTGCGTAGTAGGCATCGTCCTCGCTCTCAGCTTCGACAACATATTCGCGTTGCAAAGTCTCAACGGGGATGAAGCTGACGCGATACTTTTTCAGTTCGGGGCGGTGGTGACCATCCTCGTAATGAAATTCGTGAATGTCCTCTGCGTCCATCATTACACATCCTCCTCTGCTTCTGACCACTTGCGGTTTATTTCAATCGGAACATCGAAGACTGCCTCGCACTTCGTGCAAATCCACGTCTCCACCTCGACACTATCGCCGCTTAGATATTTCAAACTCTCGCCCTTGCACGGGCGGTTCATTGGATTATTGTCCATCATGACATCAACTCCTCGATCAGTTCCTTCAGTTCTTCATCGCTGCTGTAGCTGCGGATCTCGAAACTCGGATCTGGGGTCTCGGTGCTGTCGGGCATGAACTCGACCATGAACTCAACCTGTTCCAGTGTCCGAGTCGGGGCGCAATCATCGCCATCGTCAGTCGTGCCGACATACAATGCTTTGCCTGCCAGCGGCTGCGGATAGCCATCGACTTTGAAGAACCGCTGATCTTCAGCATACAAACCTTCGTCATCGACATAGATCACGTCGCTGGTGTCGCGAAACCGAACCGCGTCAATCAAGCGGCAATCCATCAAACGATAAATGTCCTTCAAGCCAATGCGCCGATCGATACTCGTCTCGGTCACAGTCTTGGCGAACGGGTCAATCAAATAAACTTGCGTAGCCATTTTAATAAGTCTCCTAAAACTGTAAGTGGTAGTCGCGAATTTCTGATTTAGCGTCTTCCCAGATGCCGTTCAAAACGTCGCAAAAATCGTTGGCAAGATCATCGAGCGAGACATTTCCTTCACCGCCCATGTAATCGATAAGCATGTCGGGCGTGATGTCGCGGTGACCGCCTGTCGGGTTCTTGTGTTCAATAGCCATTTTAATAAGTCTCCTCAAAAGAATTGTAGCACTCGATCCGCTGCAAGATATCGTCACCATCTAAGTTGTGGAGGGTCTCTTGGATCTTGTAGCGAAAGTCCGCTGGTGATAGTTCACTCTCCCAATCGAATGGCATACCCGAAAAAGAAAAGTTGATGGTGAAGTCGTGCGTCCAAGTTTCTTTGTCCGCGCCATCAACATCAATGATCTCGATGTTGTAAACGACACGCTCAAACTCGTTCGTTAAATCAGCACCCTCGTGCCGCGGAACTCGGATCTTGGTGCGGTTGGTCAGGATCAGTTCCTGAAACGCATCCTGCAAGTCTTCCTGTTCACAGTCCTCAAACACCTTATTGTTACGCAAAAGATGCTCGACCATAAAAGCGCGATAGCAGTGCGCTTTGGTTTTGTATTCATGGGTGATAGTAGCTATCCCATTACTTAGTTTCATTTCAAACGACATAGATAAACTCCTGTAATCTGTTATAATCGTGTGTCCCAAACCACATGGGATACCCTTATTTTGTAGCATAAAACTGTCAGGTAAAAAAGCACTAAAATGACCGCTGTAACAGTAGTAATCTCCCACGAAAAAAGTTTTTCAAAAACTTCGCAGAATATAGGTGTTACAAGTGTTACACTGTTACAGCACTGCAAAAAGCTAGGTTTTATGCGCCTTACAGAGGGTCTAGCTGTAACACTTCTGTTACGTTGTAACACTTCAAACCCAGATTTTGACCTTTTTTAACGATGTCGGGACTTATGATTTTTGATTTTTTAATGTATAAATCTCATGAGAAAAGCCTACTGGAGCGGAAAATTGACTGAAAAAACAGAGAAAACTGACAGCAAAACAAGCCTTGAAACTGCCGAACCGAACCGACGATTGACCAATCGGCAGAAAGAATTTGCCAAGCACTATATCGAAGGCCGTTATTCAAATGCGGAATGCGCTCGTAAAGCTGGCTACGCTGAAGACAGCGCACACGTCCAAGCCTCGAAACTTTTGAACGGGCGAGACTTCCCGCTGGTGGTTGAGCATATCGCGGAAGAACGCGAGGCACGGGAGCGCAAGTATGGGGTGACCCTGATCAACCAGCTTAAACGCTTCGATGAGTTATCCCACAGCGCGGAAGAGGCGGGACAGTTTTCCGCTGCAATCAACGCCGAGAAAATCCGCTCATCACTTGGTGGCCTGACTATCGACAGGCGCGAGACAACCAACGTGCATAAGTATGATGAACTCAGCCGCGAAGAGATCACGGCACGGCTGGCAAAGCTGCGCGAGAAATATCCAGCGGCATTTATCGAAGGCGAGTATAGCGAGGCAACAGATGTCGAAACCAGAGCAGAACCTATGGCAGCGATTGAGGCAGACTTTACCGAAGAAAACCCACGCGACGAGGATTGAAAACCGCGCAGGGTCGGGCGTTCCTGATGTGCATCTGGTGCATGATGGCGTTGCCGTTTGGGTCGAGTTAAAAATAGCAAAAGGTAATACTATTAATCTCAGACCATCCCAAATTGCTTGGAATATGGCCTATTCTGCGGCTGGTGGTGTTAGTTTTATCCTAGTTTCCCGCCCCTCGAAGGGCGATCTATTTTTATTTGAAGGTGGAAAATCGTTGCAGCTTGCGGCTTGCGGGTTGAGTGACCCTGATAT